GCTTCTGCTGGTTCCGCATTTGCCAATTCTGTATTGCCGATCACCCAGAGCATTGTGTCTGTTATCAAGCCGAACTAAAACTCGGCAACACCGTCGGCATTTGCTTACGGTCACCAATAAAGGAGTGACTATGTGTTATTTAGATGAACGGACTTACCCAGAGTCTCTAGAAATACTGGGACAGCTCTCTCGCGTATGTAGTTCTCTTGGCGGCCCAGTGACAAAGTTTTGTTATGACCTTGTTACTGCTGGACGATTCAAGGAACTGATCAATCTTTCGATTGACTACGCGTCTATCGAACTAAATGACGCTGTCTATGCCCGTCAAGTCCAGGGTTTCTTCCAGAAGTTGGAAGATTTAAACCTGGGTATTGATAAGGACATGGCCGCATCGCTCACGTTCATAGAGTCCGAAAAGCAGTGCCTACTCGCGAATCGTCGCCTTGCACATGATTTTTCTCGGAATCGAATACCGAGAGACGTAGACATAGTATTGCACTATGCCTCGCGTAAAATATCAACGTGTTTAGGAGACGTTCCTGAGTGGGACAATTTATCACCGCAATTCGGACCTGGAGCAAACACCAACGTCAAAGCAACAGCATCAAACCCTCGGGCGAAGATGTCTGTTCGCTTAGAGTGTAGTCACAACACAGTCCCGGTTCTGGCATCTCTGTTATCAGAGGTTCCAGCTTGGGTTAGCCTCCATGCTACGTCAGAGAGTGAATCCTCTTTCGTTGCTGAAGTCGCCCTTGTTCCCGGTAAACTGGCATTTGTGCCAAAAAATGCAAAGACATCCCGCACTATTATGATCGAACCCCTCCTGAACAGTTTCTTCCAGAAGGGTGTTGGATCGTATATACGTGACCGTCTAAGTATTTGTGGCATCGATCTTCGCGATCAAACTCGTAATCAGTACCTTGCTCAACTCGGCAGCNTCGATGGTACGCTCTGTACTATCGATCTGTCCGCGGCGAGTGATACTGTTTGCGATGAGATCGTTTGGCGACTCTTCCCACTTCCGTGGGCAGAATTGCTAGATCGTCTCCGCACTCCAGATGTTGCTCTGCCAGGTCGGCTTCTTGAATTAATGAAGTCCGACGAAACATTGCAGCATTATGTAGTGCCGGAGGATCGGTACTGCGTGGATGGTTGCCAGCGACAGGTGTATAATTTGCAGAAGTTCTCCACTATGGGGAACGGCTTCACTTTTGAAGTGGAGTCTCTGTTATTTTACGCCCTAGCTTACGGCTGCTGCCGCGCATTACATATCGCCACGAGTAGTCTCTCTGTTTATGGGGATGATATCATTATCCCCAAGCCCGCATATAAGCTGCTCACTGAAGTCCTGCACTATTGTGGTTTCACGGTTAACACCGCGAAATCATTTAGTGAAGGTCACTTTCGTGAGTCATGCGGTGCTGACTACCTCTTTGGTTTTGACTTGCGTCCTTTTTATCAGAAGACTCTGATATCGGATCGCACCCTTTATACAGCCCATAATTGGTTCATGCGTCACGGCGAGCGCGAGCTTGCCGCTGCAATTGTTCCTTTTATTAAGGGTGAAGTGCTATACGGTCCTGACGGGTACGGAGATGGCCATTTAATTGGTTCCTACGTATTACGTCAGTCCCGTAGCGCGCGACGCTCTGGCTGGGAAGGAGGCTTTTTCGACACTTTCGTCCTCAAATCAATCCGGAAGACTGGACTGATGCGCGGCGATTGGGCCATACCTGCTTATAGTGTTTACACTAGGAGCGGGGCATACAACGAAACTGACCCGAATATTATCCGGGGC